TAGCTATTATAAATAAGAAAAGAGAAATAACTTAGATAGATGGGAGCCTTGTATCTACCTCGACCATTAAGGTCAACTCTTAACTGCTTGTGTTCTCCGGGCATCGGTACGCTTAATGCGTGCTATGACACTCTATTTTCTGCTTAACGTTTAGATTTCCGTTTGGACGCTCTCCAAACTCTGAGATTATTTAAAGGAGTCTCATACTCTCGTTACCAAACAATGATATGTGTAAAGGGGGATAGTTAATAAAAGAAGAGTATGCAAACTATCTTCTGTTATATCCTTTAACCAATCCGAAAATTGGTGACAGTTTGCATACTGGTTAAAAGATACTTATTCAATATTATACCATAAAAAGAACATAAAGCCAAACCACCCGAAAGATTGGGGCTTTGTAATTGTAGTGGTTTATTCTTTAGGTTCAAACAAATTACATCCAAAGTTTTTATCAACTACGAGAAATGGTGTTCCGTGATCGGAATATGTAACCTCATCACATAAGCCATTATCGAAGTATTTGCAATTCTCACAGGTTCTTGACTCAAAATCATCTAATATTTTTTCTAATTTATCCGCATATCTATTCCATGCCCATTTTTGTTCTGCCTCAATAGCCCAGTCCGCTAATTTTCCTGATTTTTCAATAACTGCATCTAGTTGTTTGTTTTTTTCTGCTCTTGCGTGTTCTCTGTTCATTTGTTGTCCTTTAGTGCTTTAATCTTTGACACTATCAAATCTTTATCTTGTGTGTATTGTATGTCAGATAATAGTTTATCTACTCTTATATTGAAATCAGCGAAAATCTCATTTACTAAATCATCAACATCTTCATAGTATATCCCTCTAGCACCGCAATCCTCTGATGCCGGGAAATCATTTGCTTTTTTGAGTGCTTGTTCTCTGTTCATTTTTTATCCCTATCCAAATACAAGATTTTCTGCATTTACACTTTGAACTGTTCTATTTTTGCAAAATAATACCTTGACCGTATTTTCTCCGTAGAGGCTTATTATCACCCCTTTTTCACAATCGCTATGTCCTGCGTTTCGATTTGGCACGTGTGGCGGTATGTATGTTACGGGGTCGAGATAGTTTGTTGGGATTTTTACTCTTTGGTTTTCTATTTTCATTCTATTTTCCTTTATTTACTTTTGTTAGATTAAGTGTTTGGCTTATTGATCCAGTTATCATTGTTTCTTTAGGTTGGATTGTGATGCTCATCTTAAAAATGCTCCTCTCTTTTCTCTTCATGATCTTCTCTCTCCAGCTTCTCTTTCATGAATATATAAAGTTTACGTCTCCAATTACTAGGCTTCTCTTTTTTCCAATTTGCCAAAGTTCTAATTGGCATCTTAAATCGTCTTGCTATCGCTGTATCTGTTACACCTTTTTTAGCTTTCCACTCAATAAAAAGTGTAGTATCAACTTCATTTAAAGTGTCTCTATTGCTGTGTTGGATATTATAAAGAGGATAGCACGACTTAATAACTTCTGCTTCATCTATAATAGGATTGCCTATAGTTTCTCTATATCTAACCACCGCTATCCCCTCACCCCATTTTTGATTACTTTTGTGATGGTTTATCCTTGCCTCGATATTGGACGTGCATCCAACATAAAGCAAATCATTATTACTATTATAAAGCTTGTAAATAAACTTTTTCAATTTCTTTCCTTTATTTTAAGATAAACACATTATATCACAATAAATGTAATATTGTCAACGAATTGTAAAAAGATTACATTTATTTACATAAAACTCTTGACATTCATTTATTTTTTGTGATACAATGCTTTTAGAGTTAAGTTTGACTCTTGATATTTAACTTATCAGAATGAGTTTTTTATGAAGTGGTTGTCGATGCTAAACCAAGGGCATTGAGAGGTTCAATTCCTCCTGAGACTGGGTTAATCGCCAGAGTTGATAACTTGACCACTTCACCCAAAGAGCTTTTATAGGTGTAGTAGTAATTATGTAGGTTGGTATGTGCCCTTTGGTAACTATCCTAAGATACTCAAAAAGAAGTATTAAAAAAGTGAGCTTGAATTAGTTGCAAATGATTCTTGTTCGGGCATAACTACACCACCTATAAGAGCTTACAACATGAGTTTTTTACGAGGTGATTAAAGCATAACTAAATATGTTTGGCATTGTGCGATAGCCGTATTTAGAAGATTGATAGAGGAAATATAGTTTAGTTGAAAGTCCGAAACTCAATTAGTACAAATCGTGCCTAATTAATCATCTCGTAAAGAACTTTAACGCTCTCATAGGGCATACAAATTCTAATTAATTCTCCTCCTTTATTGATTAGACCCCCCCTACCTTGTATGCCCTATGAGAGCGTTTATTCGCTACAAAAACAAAAGGAAATAGATATGAGAGAATATTCATATGCTGAGTTATGTAGAATGAAAAAGAAGAGAGTTATCCGGATTGCAGGCTATCAGAACATTAAAACTTTAATGACAGACTTCCCCGATGAGAGATTTGCTTTTAGTAAAAAGAAGATAGCTAGAATGATAGCTTCTGATAGATAAGGACACAAAATGACCAAAAAATTACAAGATCAAGCCCTAGCCCTCGGCTTAACAACACAAGAGAAACAGAAAGCGTTTGAGATGGGATACCTATGTGGAGAACGAGATACTTATAACATAGCAGTAGAAGGCATGAAAGAGGTTATAGGTGCTGAACCTATAGACTATCAAGGCAAATCAACAGATCAGAGTCTAAACGTGGACAATAAAGAAATAAATACATATATGGAGAATTAGAATGAAAAATAAATTAGTACAACTAAGCACAGAGATAGTAAAAGTGGACTTAATAGAAATTAAAGACAAAATACCAGTCGCGAACACAGAGGCAGTAGACGCTTACATATTAGAGCTTACAGCCTATGTGGATGAGTCAATCAAGAACGACCTGGACGTTGAAGTTGTTGAAAGCAAAATCAAAGAGATAAAAGATACTCATGACGGGTTCACGGATTTTAGAAAATCTTTCACCGCACCTTTGACTGGGATCGTGAAAGAGTTTACGAGTAGAGAATCCAAGATTGATGAGCAGAGAGACAGGCTTATAGAGCGAAAAAAAGAAATGCTTGAGTTTACTTATGAGATAGCAGATGAAGCTATTAGACTAGAGTTTGAGAGGCTACAGGAAGAGAGCAATAATATCACTCCTGACATGACCGTGTTTGATAGTTTCGTGTCTAAGCAAAGAGAAGTCAAAGGGATGCTCCCAAATGATAAAAATGTTTTAGGTAAAGCATCTTTGGAGAAAATTGAAAAAGAGTTTGAAAAGCACGTTGCCCCTATTCGTGAGGCACAAAGGCTGGAAGAGTTGAGAGCGTCAGAGCAGAAACAATTTGAAATGTATCTCGAAAACTTGAATGTATCGAGCAACAATATCAATGAGCTAGACGCAGTGATTATCAATCTTACTAAAATGAAAGAAGTAATACCAGACTTTTACCCAAATATCATCGAGCAATGCACAAGAACCCTTGATAACAAGATAGGGTTAGCCAGAGGTAACATCAATACGCTAAAGGCACTAGAAGCACAAGCTGAAGCAGAAGCAACAGCGAAACAAGCAGAAGCGAAAGTTGAAGAGTTGCATGATGCAGATGATGAGATCATCACAGAGTTAAACAATATTGAGAATGGGTTGTCTATAATCAGTGATGATAAAAAAATGTTAAATACTCAACTTGATCGTCTTAGAGCATTGTTTAAATCCATCAAGTATGCAGAAACTCAAAATTTAGCCAAAGATGTTGCAGAGAAAATTAAGTTAATGATTATTGACATTGATACAAAATCAAAGACAGAAGACAAAGAGATAGTATCAGAAACTTTCACAGTGCACGGTACAGTAGATGATATGAAAGCATTGGTTAAATTTTTAAAAGAGAGAGGGATGAGTTATGAATAATAAAGTAACACTGACAGAGAGAGCAGAAATAGAAGCAACACACGGTAATGATGCAATTTCCATGATCGCAGAACTGAGAGAACACTTCTCTATACAACTCAATGGCACAAACCAAAATTCGATAAAAAATGCACAAAAGATATTAAATCATTTTGATGCGAATAAAAAGAAAGTACAAACAACTCTGAAAAAATATTCAGATTGGGGATTGTCATTTTTAAATAAAGATTTTTATGTACTTGTGCGTGCAGGTGAAGTACAAATGCCTTTAGACTATAAAGCATTTGCACGACTAGCCGTACAGAACGCACGACTAGCAGGATATGACCTTATTTTAGAAGCTGGGGTAATCAGAGAGGGTTTTAAAAAAGGTTACATCTTAAAGTCGGATAACGGTGACGAGACACTTGTTGTTGCCAACCCTATGGTAGGTAATATTGTTGCACCTTGGGCTAAATATAAGCTTATTAGTGCAAAGACTCACGAGATAATCTCTTCTGTTGTCGAAGTTGTCCCACAAGATGAGTATCAAAAAGCAATGGGAGCTGGTGGGTACAATGGAGGCATAGGTCAAATCCATAAGTCTTATGCAACAGAGGGAGCGAAGAAGATAGCGTTAAGAAGAGTGATTAAGCACATCTCCTACATGTTTCCAAACATGCAAGACTTAGAACTTGCAGATAATGCACAATACAATCATAATGAAGAGGAAACAACAACGGCTGAAATTGTAGAGCAGCACGACCCATTAGCAGAAGTTCCAAAAGGACTTGGAAAGTATGAAGATTGACATAATAGCAACAGGGAGTAGTGGTAATTGCTTTTTGTTTGATGATAGCGTGATTGTTGATATGGGGATTCCTATGACACAGATACGAGATAAGATTGATTTTGAAAAAGTCACACACATTCTTTTAACCCATATCCACGGGGATCACTTTCATAAGCCTATGATTAGAAGAATTTGTGAAAGGCATAAACACATCAAGTTTATCTTTGGTGAGTGGATGCGTGAACCTATGCGACTCTTGAGAGTTGAAAACTTTGAAGTGATAGAGATGAATAAGCTCTACGACTTTGGAACTTTCAAACTTGCTGGGGTAGGGGCATATCATGATGTAGAAAATTGTGGATATAGATTAGTATTTGGTCAGCATAAACACTTTCATATGACAGATACAAGCACACTGCAAGGCATTACAGCGTTAAACTATGACACGGCAACCATAGAGTGCAACTATCATAAAGAAACGGCTTTAAAGATTATTGAAGAGAAAAGAGAGAGAGGGGAGTTTTCACATCTTTGCAAGGCTTTAGAAAATCATTTAGATGTCATTGATTGTATTGATTTCTGTGAAGTGAACAAAATAGGGAAACTTATTCCTGTCCACATTGGCGAGAGTACCAGGAAAGAGGTATTCGCTTTATTAGGAGAAAGAAAATGAAAATCAGTAGTCAATTTAATAGATTTTATTTTGGTGTGGTTCTCACGCAAGTGCTTAACGCTAAAGACGACTTAAAAAGACCAATACGCGAAATACAGTTTAGAGAATGGCAAGATACTTCACATGGCGGGGCATTAACATTCTATAAATATGAAGATTACCGCGATGTAGAAGATTTAAAAGAGATATTTAAACTTATGAACTTAGATTATCCTATAATGGGAGACAGTAAAACATCAACTATAGAAGTAACATCAAAAGAGTTGAGCCGTCATATCGAGTGGGTGATAAAAATCATGGGTGAAAATGGAATAGAGCTTGATTTTATCCGCGAACAGTGGGACAGGCTTTTGGAACAAGCGGGAATTGAAAAGGATTAGTCATGCCATATAAGAACAAAGCAGACAAAAACGCATACAACAAAGCAGTTAGGCTAAAAAACAGAATAGTCAAAACCTGCAAGCTATGTAATGCTACCTTACCTGCCGCAAGAAGCACTTTTTGTAATGATGGCTGCTCCAGGAGGTTCTATCTTGACAAGCAGAATGCTGCCAGAAAAGCACTTAATGACAAGTTGAAGCAAGAACTTCCTCAAAGATATTGTAAATATTGCAAAAGCCCATTAGACAAGAAGTTGAATATCCAAAAGCTATTTTGTAAGGATACTGAGTGTTCGTATAAGTTCAACCAGATCGAATCAAAGAAGCTAAGAGACAAAAAGAAGGCGAAGAGGAAGGCTAAGCCATTGAGAGACTGCAGATTAGAAGAGTGTGATAAGAAGTTTAGTATAGAGACTTGTCCCACAAAACGATACTGTAGTGATGAGTGTAAGAAGAGAGCGAGTGTTTTAAAGAATAGAAAAGTGTACAGAGAAAAACATACTGTTCCAGAGGAGGCATATATAGCGGAGAAAAAAGAGACAGTCAGGAAAGAGCCGGATTATAACATTAGTCCAGAGTTTTTGCAGCCTAGAGGGAGCAGACAACGAAAGAAGCTTGGATTGAAACCAACAGAATTTATATAAAACAAACAAAGGAGAGTAAGATGAAAGAAAAAATATATAAGTTTATCGAAGAAAATCAAGACAGGATAAACAAAGTGCTTGATATAACTATCACACTATTGATTGGGTGGTGTATTGTAGCTGGGATGATATTGTATAGGAGTGGGGCATGAATAGAGAAGAATTGTTAAAAAATGCAAAACCAATACTGTTTAACACCGAAATGGTTAAAGCTATTTTGGATGAACGAAAGACGCAGTTTAGAGAGGTTTTTCCTATGACAAAAGGAATAAATAACCGAAACTTCAAACTTCAAACTATTTTAATGGGTGGAAATGTTTTTAGTTTTACGGAAGAGAATAATTTTCAAGGTCTTGAGTACACTCAGCCAAAAAAAGACGCAATTAAAGAAAATTCTAAATATCTTGTTGGCGATATTCTCTACGTTATTAACGAGGACACGGCGGACTATTTAAATGATTTGGAGATGGAAGCTTTCAGTATTGGCTCACATGTGACAAAAGATTTTATATTAGATTTGGCTCATGTCTTTCTGAAAGTTACTAATGTTAGGGTTGAGAGGCTACAAGATATAACACCACACGATATATTTAAAGAGGGTTGTCCAGACGACTATAATGGAAATTTTGGGTTTTATGAGTGGTGGATAAACCTTTGGAACTCCACAGCAAAAGACGGCTACAAAATTGAAGATAACTCTTATGTGTTTGTGTATGAGTCTGAGAGGGTAGAAGTATGAACAGATTAATAGCACACAAAGGAGTGGCGCATGAAAACAAAGAAAATAGAAGTAGACAATAAAACAATCCAAGCAATCTTAGAGTATGTAGAGCAAGTGGAAGTAAAAATAGACGGAGAGTGGGGCTCTTGCAGAACATTCAAAGAGTTGCTAGCCGAGTATGAATATGTCCCTGCCTTCTATAAAGAACTTAAAGAATTATTAGTAAAGGATTCATCATCACTTGATGATTTAGAGAGTCGTGTATGTGGAAATTGTGAACACTGTGGGTTAGTAAATGACAATAGGTTGTGGTGTGGTGTAGAAGTTGGTTCATTCGAGGGTAGAATAGTAACTAAAGACTTTGGATGCAATAAGTTTGAAAGATGTTAACTAAACTCAAAGACCTAGGGATGCACTACGCTACCTCAAAATCCAAAGTAAAGAGGAGGGTGTTTTTGGTACTGTGTTCAGGTTGTGACAGAGAGCATAAGATACAAGCAAGTCAATTTAACGCGGGATGGACGAATTGGTGTTTAGAGTGTGGGAAAAAACATAAAGGAAAAAACTAGCGGTTTTACAAGGAGATTTAGAAGAAAATCAACCGCTAGTGAGGTATTGTACCATAGATTAAATAATATGATATAATGCCAAATGATTAAATTAACCCCAAAACAAGAAAAATTCTGTCATGTGTATCTTAAGACAAGCAATGCAAGTGAAGCATATAGGCAAGCTTACAGGGCAGAGAAGATGGGAGTCAACACAATTAAAGTGAAAGCATCCGTTTTACTCAAAAGGGATAACATAAGGGTAACGGTAGAACGACTGCGTGAAAAAATAGAAGATGAAGGCATTTTAACATTCAAAGAAATACAGAAAATGCTCAGTAATAAAGCAAAAGACGACTTAAACAATGAAGGGCTAAAGGCGGTAGATATTCTTAACAGAATGGCAGGAAACTATGAAAAAGATAACAAGCTAGAAATAGGCGGCTTAATCCACTACACTACAAATCTTCCAGAGAAAAAATGACAAATATCGTTTGGACTCCCACCCCAAGACAGACTTTAGCGTTATCTACAAAAGCAGATCATATCCTTTTCGGGGGGTCAAGAGGCGGAGGAAAAACTGATGCAGCTATCCACTGGTTCCTTTATGACATAGACAACCCAGACTTTAGAGGGCTTGTAATACGAAAGAACGCTACAGACCTAACAGACTTCACAGATAGAGCAAACAAAGTATGGAAGCACTACGGCGGCAGAAAGACTGGACAGCTTGCAGTATTCAAGTTTCCAAGCGGTGCAATAGTCTATACAGGTCACTTAGCAGACAAAGACAGCTACACGCGATACCAGGGGCATGAATATCAAAAGATGCTTATCGAAGAGATAACACATATTCCCACTAGAGAACTATTTGAAAAGCTTTTAGGATCCCTTAGATCAACTATTCCTGGCATAAAAGCTCAACTTATGTCAAATACTAACCCCGGAGGAGCAGGGCATGAATGGGTTAAGCAGTATTGGGGAATAGAATCAAAGCCACATGACACAGTATTTGAAGAGGATGGAGTAACAAAAATTTATATTCCGGCAAGGATTGAGGACAATAAGCACTTAGCACTAGCAGATCCTACTTATGTTAAATGGCTTCAAAACCTACCTCTTGATCTAAGAAAGAAGTGGTATGAGGGTTCTTGGGAAGATATAGACACCAAAGAACAATATTACGCGGCAGCACTTACAAGGGCTAAACAGGCAGGAAGAGTCACACGTATACCTATCGAACCCGCGCTTAGAACATTTGCAGCCTTTGACTTGGGGATGAAAGATCAAATGACTATATGGGTATGGCAGACTATGGGGCTTGAAATAAGAATAATAGGGTTCTTCTCTGGTCGGAACCTGCCTATTAAACCTTACTCAGATGCACTTAAGAAGTTTGAACAAAACAACAAGCTTGATATAGAAACAATATTCTTACCACACGATAGTCAAGTAAGAAGCATGACCTCAGATACAGCTATGACTAGATATGAGAAGTTTGAAAAGCTAGGTTGGAACTGCCAATTAATACCTAACGTATCTCTTGAAGACGGAATAGAACAAACAAGAGAACTTTTAGGGCATTGTTTCTTTAGTGATGTAGAGGAAGAGGAAGAAAACTATGAAGGAATAGAGGGTATTCGCTCATCAATGAAGTATGGAATGAGAGCGTTAAGGTCATACAAGAAAGAGTTTGATGAGAAGATGAACAGATATAAGAATACTCCCTTACATGATTGGGCGAGTGATCCAGCAGATGCTTTCAGATACCTATCGCTAGGAAATGGTACAATAAAAAAACACAACACAGTAGATTTTAGCAACCAAAGCACAGGTAGTTGGCAAAAAAGATAAAGGGACAACATGATAACAAATAAACCGATACAGACAAGAGAAGGCAACACAGAGGCAGACATCCTAAGAGAAGCGCGGGAAAGAGTAGCTGTCGCACAATTCGGATGGAGAGAAACTTTTGCAACCTCTAGAGATGATGAGAACTTTATCGCAGGTAGCCAATGGGATCAAGAAACTCTCAATGAGAGAGATGATGAGGGTAGACCAACCTTAGTGATAAACCAACTCCAACAATACATCTCACGAATTGCAGGCGCACAAAAGAAGCAGGTCCAAGAGATTAAAATATCCCCTGTAGAGTCTAACTCTCAAAAAGAGCCTACTATTAAAACAGTAGGGGGGAATGATGAGAACCTTTCAAGTGTCCTAGAGGGAGTAATTAGAAACATTCAATCCATCTCTAATGCACCCGCACAATACAAAACAGCATTTAGACATTGCCTGTCAGGGGTAGGATGGTTAAGAGTCCTTACTGATTACTCTAGGAATGACTCCTTTGAGCAAGATATTAAAATAGAAGCTATCAGAGACAGGTTATCTGTACTTATTGATCCTCATTCTAAAGAGAGTGATTACTCAGATGCAGGGTATGGGTTCATCCATGAACAGATCAGCCATGGTGAGTTTAAAGTAAGATACCCTGGGAAAGCAATCGGAAACCTAGATACCACAGAGAATAGGGCATTTTGGGGTGACAATAGAACGATCACAGTATCAGAATACTTTAGACGCGAACCTGTTACGAGGACTCTCTGTCTATTAAGTAGCGGTGAAACTGTTTATAAAGATGATATGAAAGATGTAATTGATGAACTCGAAGAAATGGGCGTAACGATTACGAGAGAGAGAAAAGTAAATACTTATAAAGTCATTTGGTGTAAGATAACAGCCAATGCAATACTTGAAAAAGAGAGAGAATTCCCAACGAGCACAATCCCTATCGTTCCGGTATTGGGTAGAGAAGTTATCGTAAACGGCAAAAGAAGCTATCAGGGAGCCATCACACACGCGAAAGATCCACAAGTAATGCTGAACTATTGGCAGAGTGCAGCGACAGAAAGAATATCCTTAGCGCCCAAGGCTCCATACATTGCAGAAGCAGGAGCGATTGAGGGGTATGAAACTATTTGGAAAACAGCCAACACTAAAAACTACAGCGTATTGCCATATAATAAAGGATTTGCAGCACCAAAAAGAGAAGCAGCACCACTTATGCCTATTGCAGAAATAAATATGGCACAAAATATGCAGCAATCTATACAATCAACGATAGGTATTTATGATGCTTCAATAGGTAAGGCAGGGAACGAAACAAGTGGACGCGCTATCATGGCACGACAAAGTGAAGCAGATACGGGTACATTCGACTTTGTAGACAGCTTATCCAATGCCATGCGAAGAGTAGGAATACTTTGTGTAGAGCTAATCCCTAAAACGTACGATACTGAAAGAATACTAAGAATTAAATCTCCAGACGGAAGCGGTGACTTTGTGGAAATCAATAAAGTTGTCATGGATGAAGAGTCAGGCGAAGAAGTAGTTATCAATGACTTAGCAATGGGTAAATATGATGTTGTAATTACCACTGGAGCGAGTTACGCAACTAAGCGTATGGAAACAGCAGACAGTATTCTAAACTTTGCACAAGCAATCCCACAAGTCGCAGAAGTGGCGGGGGATCTCATAGCGGATAATATGGACTTCAATAATTCTGATGCAATAGCAGAGAGATTGAAAAAAGGATTACCGCTTAATCTACTAAGTAAAGAAGACCAAGAAGAGATACAGAAGGATGCACCACCTCAGCAACCATCACCGCAACAGATAGAAGCCGAAGCACAAGCCAAAGAGGGCGAACTACAACTACAGCTTAAAGATATGGAGTATAAGGCAAAGATTGAGATAGAAGGCATTAAGCTAGAAGTAGCGAATATCAACCTAGAGACTAAGAGGGTAGAGGCGGGTATTAAGGTTGATGATATGGTGAACAAGAAGAATGATGATGAAGCCAAAAGGAAAGATGATGTTGTCAAGGATGTTGTGGGGAAGATGAGAGGGGCGAAAGCCTAGCTCTCATCACCTATAAGTCCATCTTGAATAATATTTTTAATCAATGTGGCATTTCCAAAGATACAAACTTCTTCCATTAGGATAATCGGTCCCCTCTTTTTTTGGATAAGGTCAATGTCTTTTATTATTGCATCAGCAAGCTGCAATATGGTTTTGTACTCTTTGCCCTCAGCCCAAATTTTCTCTAATTCCTCATCGGACGGAAGTGTAGCCCTAGGTATCAGTTTAATTCTTTTGGTTACATTATTGCAACTATCACCTTTTGTTTCAGTCATAGCAACAAGGAGTCTTTCTCTGGACTCCCTAGAATATTCTTCAAACCCTATTAAGAATTCAGCCTCATCAAATAAATCCATATGCTCCAAAATCGTTCCTGCTTCACAATGTAGTTTTATTAGTGCGATTAATTTTTGCATTATTTCCCTTCTATGTATTGTTTTAAAAGCCTGCTTACCTTAGGGTGCTTTAATTTCTTAATGCCGCTCGACTCAATTTGCCTAACTCTTTCTTTTGTGATAGATAAAGCACTAGCAATATATTCCAAAGTGTCTCCTTCTCCTTCATTAAGCCCGAACCTCATACTAATTACCATCCTCTCTCTCTTATTAAGGTGAGATAACACCTCTTCTATTGTCTCCATAAACTCTTCATCCATATTTGAAGCATTGTCACAATGTTGTGGTATATACTCAAATATAAAATATTCTCTCAGCACATCATTGTGGGGAGAAGTTAAAATTAATGAGTATTTAGAAGGTGTAACAAGGCTATGTAGTGTAGCACTAAAAATACAGGGGTAGTCATCTTTTCTTGTTCGTATACTTTTTGATAGTCCGAGTTCACGACATGAAGGACAACGCTTTTCGAGAGTGCATCCTCTTTCCATTTTAAACCACCCATCGCAGACATTGCATTGTTTTGCTTTGTTGCATAACACTTTAAATCCTTTTCTTTAATTATACAAGAACCTAAGCAAAAAAGGAAATAAAAAAAACTGATTAAGTTCATCAATCGGATTTATGATACAATACAGATAAGCAAATTCTTTTTGCAAATACACGAAATGAAAAGGGCGTAACCCAATGGAAACAAAAGAGTCAAACTTTACGATAGAGACAGCAGGCACACCGACCACGACAGAGATAGAGGTTAAAACAGAAACCCCAAAGGAAGAAGTTAAGACCGAAGTCAAAGAAGAGGGAACGAAAGAACAGCCTAGAAAAGGTAGAGCGCAAAAACGTATAGAGTCATTATCAGCAGACAAACGAGAATTGTCAAAAGAAGTAGAGGAGCTAAAGGCACGGTTGCAACCACAAGAGCCGGAAGCCCCAGACATAGATAATTTTGATGACTACGATGATTTTAAAGAAGCTGAGAAGACATACAAGGAAGATGCAAAAACCTTTGATGAAAACAAAGAAGCAGTCACTCCGATAGACCATGATTTTAATACGGTGCTAGACGAGATCGAAACAAAGTTTGACGATGCAAGAGATGTATATCAAGATTTTGATGAAGTAGTTAAGAAAGCCCCTAATGAGGGTGGAGCGTCCATTACCCGTGATATGGTGTTGGCGATGAACGATATAGACAACAGCGGTGAAGTCGCGTATTCACTTGGAAAAGATGTAAAAGAGTCTATTCGTATATCTAACCTGTCACCTACAAAACAAGTAATCGAGATTGTAAAGCTTAGTGAAAAGTTGAAAACAGGCAAAAAACCTACGATTGAGACAACAAAAAGAACAACAAATGCCACAGAGCCTATTGTACCTACGGGTGGAGCAGGTGGAGTTGGTCAGAAAACTTTAGGCGATGCAGGGTCGTTTGATGATTACTCAAAAATGAGAATAGAAGAAACCGCCAATGATGGCGGATGGTAACATATAAAGGATAGAAAATGCCTCAAACTACAGGTATAGAAGGTGTATTATTAACGGATGATTTAATCCTAAATGAAGCACTTTTCCAATTTAAAAACAACCTGGTAGCGTGTAAAAACGTATATCGTGACTTAGAAAAACGCATCGTGAATGGTGTAGGGGATCAAATCTCTGTTAAAAAACCATTCAGAGTACAATCCACGGAAGGTAGAACACTAGGGGTAAAACCATTAGTCGATACTTCTGTAACACTTGTCATTAATAGACAAAGAAACATTGGTCTGGAGTTCACACTCCAAGACAGAACATTGTCAATTCAAGCATTTAGCGAGAGATACATTCAACCGGCAGTAGGGCAAATCGCTACACAAATTGATAAGTCAGTACTAGACGTTGCAGAAGCAGAAACGTACTTCCACTTTGGAACAGTAGGTGCGGCACTTTCTCATACGGTAGCCATGTTCGGTAAAGCTCACGTTAATAACGTAGCAATCCCTGATGATGGAAAACGTAAAGCAATGCTAAATGAGATCGATACTGCTAACGTTGCAAGTGCTATTTCGGGAGTATACAATGATGGTCTTGTAAAAGGTGCTATCGAGAAAGGGTATGAAGGCGATCTTAGTGGATTTAAAACATATTCATCTCAATTAGTGCCAACTCACACAGTTGGAGCACACGCAGGAACGCCTCTCTCAGCAGCCGCAGACCAAACAGGTGCATCTATCTTGACAGACGGATGGAGTAACAGTATCACAGGGCTTCTATTAGAAGGTGACACTATCACTTTTGCAGGCGTATATGAAATCAACCCTATTACTTATGAGAGTACGGGAAGACTTCAAACCTTCGTTGTAACAGCAGACGTAGACTCTGATGGTTCAGGATTGGCAACTATTCCAATTTCACCAAGTATCAACGATGGTACACTTACAACAACTGACACAGAGGGTACTTCTGTAAGTCTTGCAGCCTATCAAAACGTATCTGCATCAATCGCAGACGGGGCAGCAATCGTGGTTTATGGTGATGCAAGTGGAGTATATAGACAAAACTTCTTCTGGCATCAAAATGCTATCGGTCTTGCAATGGTTGATCTTTATCTTCCTGAGTCGGCATCGGTAGCGAAAAGAATTCATGACCCGGATACAGGGCTTAGTCTATCATTGACGAAAGACTTTGATATCACTAATCATCAAGAAGTCACGAGACTTGATGCGCTTTGGGGTGTTAAGATGATGAGTCCAGAACTCATCTTTAGGAACCTAACTGAAAAGATAGGATAGTTAATCGTGGGGAGTGAAAATCTCCCTACTATTTAGTTATCAACTAAGAAAGGTCAATATGAAAAGATGGTTATATAAGGGTGATGATGCAAGGATATTCTATGATGAGGAAATCGACAAATTCTTAGATGATGGTTGGACAAAAAGACCACAAGCCAAAGACGAATACGCAGACTTAACACTAACGAAGCTACGAGCCTTAGCCAAAGATAAAAAGATCCTAGGATATGGCAGAGCGGACAGAGAAACACTAATCAAACAGCTAAAGGACACAGAATGAATTCAGGCGCAGGCGATACAATACAATGCTTTGAAGCAATAGAGGGGCTTTGCAACCTAGAGAGTGGAACATACGAAGCTATTGTAGCTCACTGTGTTACAGATGGTGACATTATCGTGACTTGGAAATCAGGGAACACTACTACTTTCGAAATGGTAGCAGGCGATGATTTATGTGGACGATGGGAAACCGTTGAAGTAGATTCAGGTAAATTCCACCTATCAAATATGTAAGGATTGTTTATGCGATATGGGCTTAATTTTGGGTTTCATGGTGGTACAGCAGAGGACAATGACACTAACTGCTTCTCCCCCTTAGAGCAAACAGGCGACTCACTACATGGTACACTCCTTCCAGATACAACCTCTGACGGTACTTTAATTAACCCTCTCACTATTAATGTAACTACGGGTGCATTTGTTATGGGATTTGGTGTAGCAGGAGATGAACAACTGTATCAAGATGAAGCAGAGACTATACCAGTAAGAAAGCTTATTTTTGCATACAGTAGTGACAACCTTCAGCTGAATTGGAACAGTACTAACGAGAACTATGATGGTACTAATCTTTCACTAGCTACAGCATTACAAACAGAAGTAGGCAACAATGTATGTTTTTCGGCTATAGCCATACCTGATGTTTTGGTTTGGTTTGGTTTCTCTACTATGGAGGTACAAGCATGATAGGTAAAAACTTAATAGCTTTAGGATTTGCTTTAAGCAACGCAGGCTTGATGCAAGAAGTGTCTGATGGGATAAGAGCTGAACACCCTTCTTGGAACGATGCTAAAATTAAGAAGGAACGCAATAAGGTACTTAAGAAAATGACTTTATTCAGTGACAAAAATAAAAAGGTCAAGAAGCCCAAGAAAGTGAAGGAGCCTAAATGAACAATAGAGTAATAGTAAATAAAGGTATCGTTAGTCCTTCGTTTGATGTAGAGTGTTTTGGTGGTAATCATGTAGCTCTTAATGAAGATGGAGATAGTGGGCAAAGTGTTGAGTTAAGCTCCTCCGCAGGTGGCTTTATAGTTCAATATAATCCTAACACTAGAGTATTCATCAAAGTAGCCACGTCAGGCACAACCCACACACAAACAACCTCCTTCTCTAATTCAGCATCATTGGACAGTGAACCAGATCAAGACGATTTAGACTCACTTACTCAGTATCCTGAAGACTTAGCTCGTATGTGGTTTGAAGAAACGACTATAGGAACGTATAGTTTTAGTAAAGCTAATATGATACATTGGTATCCTTGTAATGATTATGGGAATAATCTTGGACTCATTGATGTGATAACTTCAATTCCTTGTAATGTTACTGGACACACTGCTTTTTATCCCTTAGCGGAGAATACAAAAGATTTAACTACTAATTATGATGCTACTGGAACAGATATAGTACACTCTGATGGTTATGCCATCTTTAATGGTACTACAAGTAAAGCAAGATTAGTGTCTTCAATGATTACAATTTCCCCCTCTATATCTTTTTGGACAAAAGGATATCCTTCAAATCCAGCATCACGCAGTTACTTGATTGATACAAATGGAGCTACAAATTATTATGGTCTTTCTATTGCTTTCTCAACAGATAACAAACTTGAAATTTTTCAAGGTTCTGGAGAGGGTACAGGGTCTGAGCATAGAAAAAATTATACTTCGCCTGCGATTGATGTCACAGCAAAGAATAATATAAGTATAATATATAGAGGCTTTGATGATTTTGATGTTTATATTAATAATAATATTAAAGTTGTTATGACCTATATTAGCGGTACAGGTACATCTATATCGTTTGCATTAGGGGAGTTTAAATATGGTGGAAACTTATTAGCAGGTAACGGATTTTATAGTGCGGGACAGCTATCTACAATGAGAGTATATAATAATAGGGAACTTACTACTAATGATGTGTCAGAGATATACAATGCGAGTATAAGCGATATCATTATGATAGATGGCTACACAGACAACTGTAGAGAATTCTTCAAAAATACAGACCATGGCATGTCTAACTTATTGCTCACACAAGATGCTACAGGTAGACCTACTGGACTTACAGACCCCAACAGTATAGACTTTAAAAACAGTAGTGGTGCAGAAGGTAGAACAGGGTTAAAGCCTAACTTACCTGCTATGACTATATTTGAACCAGTCTTAATCGGAGGAATAAAGTTTGTACGTTGTCATACTTGGGATGATGAAACAAGTGACGAGGAATATTATATAGATGTTGTAGTTCAAGCAACTCCAGCAAGACCCGACCCCGATACCTATATGATACTAGACGACGAGGCGTGTATCGGAGATCACGACACAATCGAGAGAGAAAAGGCAGACTTTAAAGTATACACGCGATACATGACAGCAAGTGAAGTATTAGAGGAACATAATGCCATGCTACTAAGAAATGAAGATGTATTAACAGAAACCGAAGGTGGTACTGATTACCTAACCGATGAAAATGGAGTTTACCTCTATGAAGACTAAAGGATAAGAAATGGGCGGAATTAATGAATATGTAAGAGATGTGGGTTTTGGGTCAGGTTCAGACAGAACTAAGTTCACAGACAGAGGTGTGATGATTATGGAAGGTAATGCACGAGTATGGGATGACCATACAGGTGATCTTACTAATGCTAATCTTACATCTAATAATACTTTAGTAGCACAAAACTTTACAGAAGGTGGAGTGGATATGTCACCTAGTGGAGATGTGGATGATGATGATAAATGTATCACAATGATTGTTCAAAAGAAACATGCAGTAGCCGTGGCTAGTTCAGCACACTTTCACGTTCATATTGACCAGGTGAGTGCTACAGATGATATTCAGTTTGGTATGAAATATCGCATTCAAGGCAATGGCGAAGAGAAAACTACATCTTGGAGTTCAGAAGAAACATTCAGTGTGTTAACTGATAATGTATTTACTTTTGATGGGCATACAAGCCTTAATCAAATTATACTTATGTGTGAAATTGACTTAAGTTCTGTAATGATAAGCTCTAATATAGAGATTAAATTTGCTAGAACAGACGCAGTATCAGGAGATATTAGAGTATCGTTTATGGACGGACACTTTCTTTTTGACATGATAGGTTCAGATGATGAATATGACAAGGTTGTAACATGATAAGTATATATGATTTTTTAGCAGACTTCTTTAGTCCGATACTATCTATAAAGTATGGAGATAAAATACTTCACTTTATAGGATTTGGATTACTCGGGCTACTCTCTTTAATGGAACCCTTCTTAGGTTGGTTTCCTAGAACAAGTGTAGTAAATATTGCCATGTTCTCAACTTTCTTGGGTATTATTTGGGAAATGTGGTGGCAACTTAAAGGTAAATCTATATTAGACAAGTGGGATGTATTAGCTGATCTATTAGGTGGATTATTCTTTGGTCTTCTATACTACTTCTTTGTGGGTGGAATACTTTTATATGTTCCGTTAGGAGGTTGAAATGAGCAATACAACTAGAAGTTTTGGAGCAGGTGCTATTATAACTATTATATTTGCACCTATATTTTTAGCTATGGTATACTGGATTGGTGAGAAAGCTTCACAAGTGCCTCAGTTGGAAGCTACCTTTAAAACAGAAGTAGCTCATCTTAACAAAGCACTAACTAAGCTTACAAAGACAGCAGAAGAGACTAACCATGCACTTAAAGCCTATACTAAGTATCATGCAGAAAACCTCTCTAGGATTACAGAAGCACTTGTAACACACAAGTATAGAATAGCAGAGTTAGAAGATGATTGTGTTGTGCTTAATGCTTCGAGCATAGAGTGTAAGAATCACCTCTTACTCTTTGGACATACGAATGGAAAGGATAGGTAGATGATACAAGGAAGTTTAAAGTCTCGCACAATGTGGACGGCAGGTATTACAGCTATGGTTGGCACAGCGATAACAACTATGCCAGTGATTCAAGAGTCGATATCTAAGGACGCTTATGGATATATTTTAATGGGGTTAAGTCTTGTGTTTGCATGGCTTAGAGTGTTGACTACAAAACCTTTGGTTGCTAAGTAATGTTTAGGGTTTATCTATATGGAGGAATCACTATTGCTATATTTTTATCGGCATGGTATGTGGGTACTCATTTATATGATAAGCATATTCTACTACCTCAAAGAACAATAGTAATCCTAAAGGCTAATTTAAAGACTGTTGGCGATCATCTCAATATATGTGAAGCCAATCTATCCAAACAAGCCTTAGATGGCTTTATAGAAGGTGTAGGAGAAGTTAATGAAACTGTTATTATTAATCTTGACAATTTATCTACTTAATGGTTGTAGCCAGAAGATACCTGACTGTAACCCTGTACCGTGTATTCAGAATTATCCTAAGCTACCTACCTATAAGACTCCATTATCTAACAACTTTGCAGTAGTCAAACATACTGAATATAATAGTATAATAGAAAACACAGACTTATTAGAGTTGGTTTCTAACAATAAGAAGCTTAGAAGAGTCTGCAGTAATTATGCTGTTATCAATAAAAGAGTGAACAAGGAATTTGAATGAAACTAAGTGAACATTTCAGTAGTTATGAATTTGAGTGCCATTGCGGAAAGTGTGAATTAGTCCCACCTCCACAAGAGTTACTATCGGTGTTAGAAGAAACAAGGTCACACTTCGGAAGACCTGTAACTATCATGAGTGGGTACAGATGTGATCATCATAATAATGCCGTAGGTGGGGCAAAAAGAAGTAAGCATAGAAAAGGCATTGCCGCAGATATCATAATTTCAGGTGTATCGCCGAATGAGGTTCAAAAGTACTTGTTAAAAAGATATCAGAGACAGTATGGAATTGGCAGATACTCCTATTTCACACATATTGATATAAGAAGTAAGAAGGCTAGATGGTAAACATAGAGAGGCTCTTATAAGAGCTTACACAGAATTTTTAAAGGATTTATAATGAAAAAGATAATAGGTTTGGTGATATTTGCTCTGTTAGTGAGTGGTTGCGGGTCGACAACTAAGATATATGAAGCGGGAGAAGAGATAGTTCCCGAAGGCGGTATAGGGGGTGATGCTATTATCATAACAGGTGGAACTTACATCGACTATGGTGACGGAACGGTTATCATCATAGATTGCAATAAGAGTACAGGTTGTGTAGCTCATAACGGCGATGAAACTACTGATAACAGCGATAATTCCAATACTGATGTAAACAATACAGACTCGCATGATGTGAATGTGACAAATTAAAAAAGGAGTGTTATATGTTAATCACAAATACTATAGACGATGCGCTTACAGAGATAGGAGTAAAGAACCCAGAAGAAGAAGCCGCACCCAAAGAACATGAGTTCGGACTCAGAACGCTTAATCGTATCGTTGACTCATACAACACACAAAATCTACTTATTACATATCTTGCAGATATAGTGTACCAAATGCCTACAGTGAATAATGAGTGTGAAACAGCAGACCCAAGTGATCTTATTGCAAGAAAATGGAACAACACAGTAACGATAGGTCACTGTAAAGAGATCAACAGTGAATCCCCGGTAGATATTGAGGGTTTATTTTGGAGACAGGCTGATGCAGATTATCACTCAAAACCTATGACACATAACCAGTGGAGTAATATAGGGTACAAGATAGCAGATGGAACCCCGTCAAGACACTATATCCAACAGACAGACGACAACAATATAAAGATATACTTCGATGCAACACCAACAGATGATCTAGAATTCCACATCATCGCTAAACTTCCATATACGGGTAAAAACTCAACAGGAAATGACTTTCTCCCTACGGATGATGTTAATTGGAACTTTGGTTTTGAAAAGATGCTTATGCTACGACTAGCAATAGAGCTTTGTAGTTCATATAGTATTGAACCCTCTCAATCTCTCGTAGCAAGAGCAACAGAGGCAGAAGACAACGTAAAGACTAAGAACTATCAACCTCAAACGCTAGGAATAGATAAAGGGCTTCCAAGTAGAGCGAGACGCTAATGAATAATCTTAAACAAATCCCATTCGCTATAGGGTACTCAAAAGGGTACTCAGGGAAAAATAATAGTGCAGAACTTGTCAATATGTATGTTCACATGGAAGAGGCAGGAAGTAAGTCTAATCACATACTTGTTAATACCGAGGGAGCCGAAATCATAAGTTCTGTAGAGTTCGAGATCCTTGGTATTTATGAGTTTAATGGTGATTTATATATAGCAACAACTGAAAGACTCTATAAGTTTAATGATGAAACAGAAGAATACACAGAACTTGGGAAAGTAAACTTTACTAGTGATGTGACTTTTGCAGACAATGGAATATCTGTAGTGGTAGTGGGTAGCGGGAAAGGACACGCATACACTCCAGGAACAGAAGAGTTAAAAGATATGAGTGTAGAAGAAGGTTGGTATCCGTCTGATACAGTTGGATATATGGATGGGTACTTTATCTTTAACCGAACAGGCACCGGGCAGTTCTTTATATCAAAACTTTATAGTACAGAACTTAATCCTCTTGATTGGGCCACAGCAGAGTCGGCACCAGATGACACAGTGGCAATCGCAGTAAGTAACCGGCAATTATGGCTATTTGGAGAAAGAAGCACTGAAATTTGGTATGACAGTGGAGATCCTCTATACCCATTTACTAGAATTAATGGAGCCGTTACAGATATAGGACTTACAAATCATAAGACCATTGCAAAAATCAGAGAAAGTTTGTTTTTCGTAGGGAACGATTTTAAAGTCTATATGACTGTAGGCTATCAACCTACCATCGTCTCCACTCCATCGGTTGAAAAACTACTACAGGATTGTGACTACACAAAATTAACAGCCTTTTCTTTCAATAATAACGGGCATTGGTTTTATGCTCTACATATAGACGATACATATACTTTAGTGTTTGATAAAGATACTAAACAATGGCACAGAAGAACAAGCTGCGATACAAACAGGTGGTTTATATCAGGCACAATCAACAGACATAACAGCAATAATTTAGTGGGATATGCAGAAGATAAATTCTATAGCCTAAGTATGGACCACTTAACAGAGGACGGTGCAGCAATACGCAGACAAATAGACTCTTTGCCTTTCAACGATGGAGTAAACAGGTTTAAACTTGCAGAGCTTCAACTCGATATGGAAGTAGCACAAGAAGTCAATGCAGAAGTGATATTACAGACCTCCAAAGATGGGGGCATCACCTGGGGAAATAATAACTATTCAAGCACAGGCGCGGTAGGACGTAGGCTAAAAAGAGTCAGATGGTTGAGACTTGGAATGTTTAGAGACTGTATGATACGAATTATTATAACAGACCCCATATCAATTAGAATAATAGGATTAGAGGGGAGAATAGGATAATGTCAAGAAAGTTATCCCCCCCTCCTGTAAACACAAAGATCGTAGATGATAAAGGAATCCCTAACCAAGAGTTTATTAGGTTTTTACTAAACACTCAAAATGAAACATTAAATGGTTCTGTTCCTATAGGTGGGATCATTATGTATAGTGGAGAAGAAGGGAGTTTACCAAGAGGGTGGAAGCTTTGTAATGGAGAAAATGATACCCCGAATCTTGTAGATAAGTTTATTTTAGGAGTAGGTTACGACAATATAGGCGAAGAGGGCGGCACACTTGAAGCCACAATGCCCGAACACTCTCATGATGCGACACACGACCACACAGCAAGCAGTGCAGAAGATGGGGAGCACACACACGATCTTATCTTAGATGATAAGGCAAGATTTGGAAGCGGTGAAGAATATACACCAAGAAGCTCAGGAACAGCAATAAGCGATCTTGTCCCCGCTGGTGGAGCGCACTCTCACTCAATCACAGTAGATGAAAAAGACCTAACAACAAGTAAAGAGGGTGGGGATGGAGACAACAGACCACCCTACTACACACTAGCGTACATAATGAGAATGTCATGACAAAGAAAGAGTTAGTGCCATTTTTTAGGGAAACTATACCAGATGGATGGCTTTACTCTTTAGGAGTTGGAAACAACACAATATATAATGGTGATACTTTACTAAGTTGGTATATGCTAAAAGATATTTGCATAATTAATAGCATATCTGTAAAAGATAAGCGATTTTGCAAAGAGATATTAAGAGATATTAATTTTTTAATAGAAACGAACAATAAGGTAGCAATCTCATCAACAGTTGAAAGCATAGAGCGGTATCTCAAAAAGAGAAATTTTAGTTATAATAGGGATAATAAAACCTACACAAAGGGCATATAATGGGAATGGATCCAGTAACACTAGCAATAGGTGGGAGCGCACTTGTTGGAGCATTTGGAGCAAGTCAGGCAGCAGGAGCACAAGAAGAAGCAAGCACAGCAAGCTTAGGTCTACAAAAAGAAATGTACGATCAAACAAGAGAAGATCAAGAACCTTGGAGACTTGCAGGCGAAAAAGCACTTGGTGCAATAGAAGCTATGCCGGACTTTCAGTTTACAGCAGAAATCTTTGAACAGTTTAAAGACCCTGGGTATGAGTTCAGAGTATCAGAGGGAGTTAATGCCCTAGATAGAAGTGCTGCTTCAAGAGGTAGGCTTTTGAGCGGTGCACAAGACAAGGCAGTCACACAGTACGGGCAGGACATGGCAAGCCAAGAGTATGTAAATGCTTTTAATCGTGCAAAAATGACACACGATACAAACCTTGGGAAGCAACAATCACTTGCACAAGTGGGGCAAAGTGCTACAAATGCGGTAAGTAATGCAAATCAAAGCATGGCAACACAAGGCACGAACGCTTTAACAAATGCAGGGAACGCACAAGCAGGTGCATATACAGGCATGGCAACAGCGGCGAATACAGGAGTCGGCAACTATCTATTATACGATATGATGAAGCCGACACCCAAAACCTAAGCAATGGAGAAATAAAATGGCAGTAGCAAATCAATACGGAATTAACCTTGATAATATACTAAGTTCGGCTTCAACGCTTAAGTCAGCAAAACTTAGACAAGAGAAGCTATCAAATGAACTTGCAGAAACAGAACAATCTGATTTAGTACAAGGAAACTATCTGTCAAAATCAGACCCGAGGCAGGTAGTTCAAGCCACAGATGAAAATGAAGATGGAGTTATCGATGCAACAGAAAAGAAAAATGCTTTAAGAAACACTGGGAGAAGATACAAATCTATCACTAAGATTAAAAGTGATAACCAATTAAGAGCCAACAGATCAGCCGCAGCAGGTCGGGCAGCAGGTAGATACAAAAGACAGCAAGAGAAGTATGAGAAGCAAGAGAAGAGAAACCAGGTAATGCTTAACTCCCAATACAGAAGAGAACTTCTTGATGGGATGAACATAGGAAAAGCAAAAGAGAATAAAGCTATGGGGATCAAGAACTCTAAAATACTATCAGACAACGCTGCTAAAATGTCAAGCAATGAAATAAAAATTGCAAAAAACAAGATCAATTTAGAGCAAAAAGAAGTATTTGAGGTAATATCAATAGGGGTTAAAGATGCAAAGGCAGGAGAAAAAGCATTTCAGGGCAAGCGTGAACAGATGAGACAAAACTCTGTAGAAGTAGGGAAAACCTCTCCAGAGACAGCAGACGAGATAAATGCTCAGTTGGAAAGATATCCTGTCACACTGCTAAATGAAGATGGCACTTTCAACACCAAGAGGGCAACAGAGTATTTAACCTCACTAGAAAACAAACAGCAGATTTTAGAAAACCCTAGACCCAAATCAACCACAACACCCACCTTTAGCCAACTAAAAGGGAATGAGAGAGCAGCTATCAAGCATGCGAAAGAAATGCTAAAAGACGAACATGGAATAATTAGTAAAGAAAATAAAAAAGTCATAGATCGTGTCGGCGATATAGTAGATAAGCATCCCGCATGGAGTGCCACTAAAATACTTAGAGAAGCAAAAAGAATAAGCAAAAAAACAAACACAATCAAAAGAGGTCAAAAAAGCAGGGATGGAAAACAAATCTTTGATGGTCAAAAATGGATAACTTACACTAAGTAAAGGATTTTAAATGGAAGTTGAGTATGACGAAGGCGATTTAGATTTAAAATACTTTGGTGAATCAGCAGCAGGACAAAAAGTAGAGTATGATGAGGGTGATATTGACACAGAGTTCCTAGACTCGATGGACACCTCTCTTCCTACAAGAATGACAAAGGCTCTATCAAAATACAAGGACGAGGTGGGGGAAGAGTCGTTTAATAAAATGAATGACCAAGAAAGACAATCTTCACTTAAAGAATTCTACGACAAAGAGGTTAAGCCGACCAAAGAAGAGTTGAAAGATAGAAACTCTTATTTAGAGGGATTAACAAGCTTTGCAGATGATGTGCTTTATACACTTACTGGCAATAAGAAATGGAGAGACATAGGAGAGCAAAGAGGTTATCTACAGCAAGCAGAAGAAGAACTCCCAACGGGGGAACAACAACTTGAATACTCTGACCACCAACAGATAGGGTTTGAAGATAGCGGGTTAACCCCAACAGGCAAAACAAAAATAACTGACATAACAGAGAGCGATCTTTCTTATATGGCAGGGAGAATTACTCCTTATGTCACAGGCGGTATTGGCGCAGGTATGATAAAAAATCTTACCTCAGCCCTTGTCACGGATTCGGGAATACAGGCAACCCTATCATTTTTAGAACATGCTAGAAGCGATGAAGCATTAGAGAATATTGCCAGAGATGTTGCAATAGATACGGTGGTCAATGGTGTGACCTTCGGAATAGTCAGGATGTTAGCCAAAACCAATATTACTAAAGGTGAAATTAACAAAGCATCTAATCAGTTATTCGGTAAAAACGCAGATGTTCTAGAGCCAAAAGAAGCCGCCAAATTTCAAGAGATAGCAGAGAAATCAAAAGCTAAAATCATTGATGAAGCAGGACAAGAGGGAGCATTCAAAGACAATGATTTTATGAAGGCTCTTGATGATATGCTAGACCCCGAAGTTAAACTTGATAATGAAATAGAAGTACATCTTGACAAGCACAACTTTTCATCGGCAGACAATTTAGAAATGAAAGAAAGAATAAAAGCAGAACTATCAAAAAAGGCAGAAGGTGACAAGTTACCAATATCACAAAAAACAGAAGCGGTTGAGGAAGTTATTCCACAAGTAAACAAAAAGAGTGAGGCAGCCAAACAAAGAGTAGCCACAAAAAAAGAGCAACTTGAAAAAGAGTTTGCAGGAGATGAGGCCGAAATCGCAAAGCGTATGCAGATACAACAAAAAAAGAAAGTCCTGCCAACCGAAGAACAAAAATATAAAGGTGCACCCAAATCAGAAATCAAAGCGATAGACGAACAAGCAGAGCAAGTCACAAAAGACAATATAAACACGATACAAGCAACCAAAACAGACAAAGAGAAGCAAGAGATCTTTTTGAATATGGACACCACTACACAAATTAAAGTATTAAAGGGGCTAGATGAGGCAACAGCCAGCAAGGTTATCCCATTTGCCAGTCCTGAATCTGTGGGCGCGCTATACGGCTTTGAACAAGACGATCAAGGTAATTGGACATATAACATAACAAAAGGGCTTATGGGGGCAGCAGGAGCCAAGATAGCCCATAAAGCACTCACCTCCAACCAGATGAAAACTTTTATTAAGAAAACACTTGATGACATAGAAGAAACAGCTATGAAAGCCGCAGGAGGTGGGACTCCTCCGAAATCAAAACCATTCTACTCACAACTAGAAGAAACAATCAAGCAGAAAATGCCAAACAAAGCACCTGTTAAAATGGTGCGTGGGCTTCTTAAAGACATCAAAAAAGATGAAATGAAGTGGAGCGGTGTTGATGCGTTTTTAGAGGGTAAAGATACAGTTACTAAGTCAGAGTTGCTTGATGCAATTAGTCAGCCGAAGATGGGGGGTAAGACTTTAAAGCAGTTTGCCGACACTCCATATGAAATGGATAGACTATTAAAAGTAGAAGAGATTGAGAATATTTATGAAGGTATAGAAGACATTAAAGACTTAAGGGCTCTTCTTATAGAAGAAGAGAATTGGGTAAAAAAGGGGATGATAAAAGAGTTTGGGAAAGATTCGGTCAAAGATGGGAAGTGGATAGATGATGTAGTGGATTCATTCAAAAAAGATAGTGAATTTCGGGGAGATGAAACCAAATTCCAAGACTACACCACTAAAAATATAGGAAACAACTATCGTGAAGAGTTAATAATGATAGACGGTAGCAGAGTTGAAGAAGGCTATAAGTCCGCCCACTGGGACGAACCAAACGTACTCTACCACACAAGGAAACAAGACACAAAAATAGGCGGTAAAAAGACTTTGCTTGTGGAGGAGATACAGAGTGATTGGCATCAAGAGGGGCGGAAGAGTGGGTATGTAAATGCTGAGTCTATAGTAGAACAGAAAAAGCTTGATGCAACAGCAGATGCAGACTTTTTCCCACATCAAAAAACCTCAAAAGTCCCACAAGCCCCATACTCTAAAACATGGCACGAAAAAGCAATGAAGGATATCATAGCTGAAGCTGTAGAAAAAGACTATGACCGTGTTGCATGGGTAGCAGGGAAAGAGCAGGCGGATAGGTATTCACTTAGTAAACAGATAGACAGCCTTATGGTACAGAAAAACACAGACGGAACACACAAGGTCTCTGCACAAGTTGGGGGCAGAGGACAAATGTTAGGTGAGAAGCTCACAGATGCACAGCTTGAAGACAATGTTGGTAAAGAAATGGCACAAAAAATCATCAAGGGAGAAGGCAGAGAAATAAATATTGGTGGCTCTACAGTATCTCAATCAGAAGATTTATGGAAAGAATTTAAAGGTGTTGATCTAGAGGTCGGCGGCGAAGGCATGAAAACCTTTTATGACTCAATGCTTCCGAAGTGGACGAACAAATACATTAAAAAGTATGGCTCAAAAGTAGAAGTTAAAAAGCTTGAAAACGGTCAAGAGGTTTGGAGCTTTGAAGTCACGCCTAAAATGAAAGAGAAAATCTCTACCGAGGGGCAAACCCTATATGCAAATCCTACAGTAAGTGGCGGCGTGGTGGGCGGAGTAGTCGGAGGAACCGAAACAGACGAAGAAGGCAGAATAACCTTTAACCCGAAGAAAGCATTAATCGGAGCCTTGGCAGGTTCAGCAGTTGGATTTGGAGCAGGAAAACTATATAAAAATGTAGGAACTGTCCCAGATGTTCCAAAAGGACAACTTCCAAACGAAACAAAACTGCAAAAAGTACAACGAAAAATACAAGACAAATTTAACCGAGTAGCACAGTTGGTTGAAGTTAAAGCCGACAGTAAAACTATTGATGACTCTATGAACCCATATTTGGCAGAAGAGCTGTATCATGGTAGAGCAGAGGCTAGGATGAATAAATTTAAAAAGACTGTCCTTGAGCCTTTTACTAAGAAGATAAGCAACTCAAAGCACTCTTTGGATGATCTTGATAGTTATCTTTGGGCTAAACACGCACCAGAGAGAAACAAAAAAATGCTTGAACTCAACGGCATAGAGAACGGTTCAGGAATGAGCGACCAAGAAGCCAAAAAAATACTTGAGAAGCTAGACACACCAGAAATGGAAGAGTTGGCAAAATATGTAGAGATTATGAATAAGAGTAGGCTTAAGCTTGTAATGGCAGAGGGCTTAGAAACTAAAGAGACAGTTGATCTTATTGCAGGACAATATGAGCACTACGTACCTCTTATGCGAGACATGAGCGATCAATTCGGAAGTGTTGTGCCAAGTACGGGTAAAGGCTATGACATAAAAGGCAAAGAGTTCAAGAGAGCGAAAGGAAGCCATAGGGCAGTAGAAAGCCCAACAATGCACTCGATCATTAAATACCAGGAGGAACTGGTACGTTCTGAAAAAAATAGAGTGGGGAAAGCGTTCTTAAACTTCACTGAGGAGTTCCCTGATGCTCAACTGTATGAAGTCCAGAGCCTAAAATACAATCCACGATATGATAAGAACGGAAATATAGTACAGATGGATCCGTCATACAAGCTCAAAGACAACGTTATGCACGTTAAGGTGGACGGGAAGATTAAAGAGATCACTATCCATGATGAGGCTTTAGCAAGTGCCATGAAGAACTTAACACCGCAAGAGTTAAAAAATGGTCTCCAATACGCACATAAAGCAGTTAGGTTCTTAGCAGGGATGAGCACATCATACAACCCAGAGTTTATCTTTTCAAACTTCACACGGGATATTCAGACAGCCTTGATGAATATACCAAAAGAAGCTAGACCAAACAGGGCGAAGATGGTAGCAGATGTTATGCCATCCATCAAGGGGATACACACAGGCAAGGGAGAATGGGGAAAACTATACGAAGAGTTTGCAAGCGAGGGCGGGAAAACTGGATGGGTTGACAGTACTGATATAGGCGATTTATCTAAAACCTTATTTAGAGACATTGACAAACTTGAAGGCAAACAACCAATTAGAAAACAGTTTGATAATTTTCTGGACTTTGTAGATAAAACCAACAATGCCGTCGAGAATGGTGTGCGACTAGTTGTTTACAAGCAAGCAAAAGAAGCAGGGCTTACTAATAAAAAAGCGGCAAGTATTGCTAAGAACTTAACAGTAAACTTCAACAGAAAAGGAGAGCTTGGAACAGTACTTAATACGGCTTATATGTTTGCAAACGCATCTATTCAAGGAACCAAGAGAATGGCAGAAGCCCTCTCTACAAGCAGGAAAGCACAAGCAGGAGCGGTGGCTTTAGCAGGTACGGGACTTGGGCTTCACTTGTATAATACAAGCGTTGATGAGGAGAATTATAAAATGATACCTCAATACATCAAAGATACAAACTATGTAGTTATGAAAGATGATGGAAGCGGAGAGTACTATAAGCTTCCTCTTCCTTATGGGTACAACATGCTTAAAACATTAGGAGATGTTGCAGGCGAAGCCATTACAGGTGATATGCCTCACAATATAGTCACAAGGACGTTAAGTGCTGCCATAGATGCTTTTTCTCCTATCGGGGTAGGAAGCGACCCTTTTCATACAGTGACCCCTACACTAGGAAAACTTCCCTATGAACTAGTAACTAATCAGAACTTTTTTGGGGGAGAAATAAGACCAGACGCAAAAGCATACGGTGCAGACGATGTGCCAGACTCCCACAAGAGCCTTAGATCAGTCAACCCCTATATTAAAAAGGGGGCAGAGAAACTAAATGAATTGACGGGAGGAACAGCAAAAACAGAGGGCACAATAAGTATATCCCCAGAAACCATAGAACATATTGGAGAATTTGTATTAGGAGGATTTGGGAAGCTTGTATCAAATACAGCAGCCTCAACCTTTCAGATGATAGAGGGCGAAGAGGTAGACGCAAACAAAAAGCCATTTAAACGAAGAGTGAAGGGTAAAGTTGGGGAAAGGGCAGCACTATACAAAGCCAGAGATATTCTTGACAGGTCAGGGAAAAATATCATTAGTGATAGAGACAGAAAAGAGTTTGACTTTTATTTAGATAAGGCAAAATCTAACAAAGCCATTGACGAGAAATATTATCTTGAATTAAAAAGAAGCATGGGGAAAAATCAACTCAATGCAAAGTTTTATAAAGACAAGAATATTCAAGATGAGCTAACAAAAGAACAGAGGGTAGAATTAGCAAAGAGGCTATACTTTTTCTATAAAGACAAGAAGTATAAATATGGCAAAGGTACAATAACCAAAGCCAGAAGAGACATATTTAAACAACAAAAGGATAAAAAATGAGTGCAGCGATATTCAATGATGGTAAATTCCAAGGAATAGGCAATGATGGGGTAGTGGTTCCGTATGGTATGCTATATGTTACAGACAGTTGCAGCGGTGCAGCGGTAAATACGTATACAGACGCAGGAATGGGAACAGCAAATACATACCCTATTGTATTGAGCGCGTCAGGTAAAGCAGATGTGTTCCTTACAGATGGAGAGTTTGATATAACCCTTAAAGACAAAAACGGTACAACAGTATGGACTATAAACAACTTTACCCCGGCAACAGGAAATGGGTGTCTGTCTCCAACAACACTACTCTATCAAAAAGAAGAGATAACAGGAGTCACAGGGGTAACAGCCACATTGTCGTATGTGCCGGTAACAGAGATCATGGTACACAAAAACGGACTACTTCTATATAGTGATGAATACTCTTTGCTTGAAGATGTATTAACTTTTACGGTGGCTCTTATCTCAACAGATGAAGTGGTTGTAGAGTATAGTATTTTTGCAAATGCAGGATTAGCAAGTGGGATAGTGTATACAGTTGATACAGTGGCAGACCTGTTAACACTTGATGTAACAGTAGAAACCGTCAGAGTTCTAGGATATACGGCAGACAGTGATGGTGGCGAGGGTGTCTTTGTTTATGATGCTTCAAGATCAGGAGAAAACGATAGCGGAACGGTGTTTGATGGTTGGGTTAGACAGTATAGCGGTGCAGTAAATGTTAGATGGTTTGGTGTTTCTGGCACAGATATCACCTCAACCGCTTTAAAAATCCAAAACATTGTTGATGATTTTAAAAAGGTTTATCTCCCAGAAGGTACTTATTTTGTAAACACGGCTATTGTCTTAGCAAGCAATAGAGAGTTTTACGGAGACGATGAAAACACGATCATTAAGATTATAGACAGTGCAGACGCTCAATGTTCAGGGGTTGTGGTTAAAGACGCTTCATACACTACTGTTAGAAACATTAAAGTAGATGGTAATGGAAGCAGAACAACGAACCCGCAGTCTTTCCCAAATACTATCGATGGATCATGTGTAGTTGTGAATGACTCCGACAATATTCTAATAAGAGATGTAACCGCGATAGACGCGATGAAACATTGTTTTGATATTACAGCAGATGCTTACGATACAGGCGATCCAGAAACTTACGTTACTGCTGGCAGGTGTGAGTATGTAAATATTGAAAGTTGTTATGCAAGTGGAGGCGGTGATGATAACTTCACTACCCACCAGTCAGACTATCTTTTAATCACAGGGTGTGTTAGTGAGAACCCATCAGGGGATGCCGTTCCAGCTAATAGTAACTGTTATGAAATTGACGACGGATCAAGATATGTTACTTTGGAAAACTCTAGGGCATATGGCGGTGTTTGCGGAGTACAGGTTAAGGGACACGATATAGCAGCAGCCCCTAAACACATTGTAGTTCAAAATATGCACATAGAGTATTGTAACTATTCTATTGACTGCTATAATACAAGCTTTTACGGTGTAGCTAGTGGCGGGTACTCAACAACAGCTTACGGGCTTATTATAAAAAACATATTTATCCACAATATTGATACAGATAATAGAGATGTGGAAGAGTCTTTCGCAGTAAGGATTAGATCGTACACTAACGTAGTAGTTGATGGAATTGTTATTACGGATTCTTCATCAACGTATGATTATGGACTTGTGGCAATAACAAGCGGTGCCAGAAATGTTGCAGTATCTAATATAGACTTTAAGAACGTAACTGGAGACTACGGTATAAGAATGACAGACACAACAAACAATGTGGTGATTCAGAAAGTAAAAGCCGCAGATTGTACTTTTACAAGTGTTGTTTATTTGTCAGATGTTGACGATGATAATACGTTTGATGTTTTTGATGTGTATTCTATCGATACGAATTGCCCACTAATTAAAAACAATACAGCAGACCTAACAGCAGGGAGTTCTTTTAGCCGTGCTGTTCAATGGAGAGCGAGAGCCTTTGCAGGGGTAGCAGTAGACCCTAGACCACTTATCGCTTATGGATGGGTAGAGGGCAATCAAGATTTAGCCGAGGGAGAAGGTAATTGTGTCCAGTTCACCGCTCAGCTAACATCAGACACGGAAGCAAAACCAATAGTAGAGTTTGGATCATACAAAGTTGATGCGATAGACTCTGATAGAAGTTCATATGCTTATATAGCAACATCAGACAACGGAAGCGATTACCCTACTCCGAAGCTTCGTATCGGAACGGACGGAACAATAACCCCTTGGGTTGATGATAGCTACGATGTTGGTAGTGCTTCTTTCAGATGGGATAATATCTATGCAACAAACGGAACGATACAGACTTCCGATGAAAGAGAAAAAACAGCATTAACAGATTTGACTGATATAGAAAAAGCTGTAGCCGCAGATTTAAAAGCGGCGATCAAAACATTTAGATTTATCAGTGCAGTTGAAGAAAAAGGAAATAATGCAAGAATACATACAGGGGTAGGGGCGCAAACAGTGCGAGATATCTTTAAGTCTCACGGGCTTGTTCCGGAAGATTACGCGTTATTTTGTTACGATGAGTGGAAAGACGGAAACAGATACGGAATTAGATATGAAGAGTTGCTTGCATTTATTATAAGTGCGATGTAAGACTACAGGGCATTGATTTGCCCTGTATAAAGTTGTAGTATTATTTCTTTTTCTTAACCCACAAAGTCCCATTACGATGCCTCTTATTGATATCCTCAGCCGATTTCAATTTCTTTTTATCCGACTCGTTCATATTTAAGTTCCATTTTCTTGAGTTTTTTCCCCATAACTTCTTTAAATCTTCTCAGATATTCCTTAGAGTGGTCTGCAGTGACATTCTTTTGCCCCTTAAGCCACTCTACCTTATCCACTCCTATCTTTCCTATTAGATAGACTTCATACTCTTTGGGACGTCCATTATTATATCTATTGCAATTTACACACTGTGGATTGATTTGCGGAATATAAAATCTGATCGCAGAATAATCACCTACAGAAAAACAATGCCCCCCGTCTGTCTTTTTTGGTATCCTGCCACAAGTAACACATTTGTATTCACCTTTGATCCAACACTTTATCTTTCCAATTCTATTTGCTATTACTTGACAGTCTTGAAGAAGAGTTGTACGGTTATCATCTCTTAATTTCTTTTTGGCATGATGCTTGGTTATTCTTTTGGTCTTTTTGTTGTGAGCCTGTATGCACTCATTCTTAAAGCAGAATGTACGCATCTCTCCATAGGGAACCGTGCGCTCTTTGCAGTAGTGGCACTTCTTTAGCCTTTTTGGCTTCTGTGTTGCAATCTTTAGCTTCTTTTTGAGCTGATCTTGCTTACTAAGCATCTTCAAGCCCTTTCATTAGAATAACGCACCCTGCACTTTTTCAAGTCTTTTGTTTGCTATCTCTACATAATCAGCTTCTAGTTCGCATCCGCACCAATCTAAGCCTAAAGACTTACAAGCTATTGCTGTGGTGCCTGAACCCATGAACGGGTCAAATACTTTAACCACATCACCTTTGGCTTGTGCTTCTTCTATACAGTACTCAAACAACATCAATGGCTTTTGAGTTGGGTGTAGTTTTCCAGCCTTATCCCTATACGCTGAATACCTAAATATTCTAGGTGCCTTATCGTATGAGGTCCAAGCCATTTCACAGTCTGCGAAACTTAACCCGTTTGGAATTTGTTTATCCCATAAAATATAGAACTTATGAGGAGGGAGATTAAAATAATTACCGCCCCATATAATTTGATTTTTACTTACCCTAAATATTTCTGAAAATATTTCATCACTTGGCACATCACTATCCCAATCTTTGTTTTCCCATTTTCTATTTTCTTTCTTGGATGCTTTTGGTGTATTGCCTATCCCCATATTCATATTAGCCAAATCAATCCCATAAGGCGGATCTGTCAAAACCAAATCAAAATAATCATCTGGTGTCTGTTTCATAACTTCAAGACAATCTGCATGAATTATAGTGTTCATCTTGCTATCTATGTAATCACTTGTAAGATTATTCATACTCGATCCCCTCCGACTCCAAAGCATACGATACAGTCATACCCTTGTATCCCTTATGGAGCAAATCTTTCAGCACATCTCCATATGCCTTGTATGTTTCTATCTTTTTTAGATCACTTTGCCTAACTTCTTCAAGATGAATTTCTTTAAATTGTTCAAACTCTCCAGGATGATCTATAAAATGGAGGTCGAGTATATCTTTCACAACCCCGCTGAGGTGTGACTTTTTACCCAATCTTCTTCGGTATTTCTCGATATTGTTTTCTACAAAGCCCATCATGGATGCAACACTTGATGTTTTTTCCATATCCTCTATCATGTTCCCATAGTGACCTTTTGAGTCGGGGTTCTTTAGCGGATGAATATTCATGTTTTTGTCTTTGCCGATCATCGTTCAACCTTTTTTGTGCATTTTCCATCTTTGGTAGCTTCTCTTATCGCTTTATGGGAGAGGTCACAAGGGTATTTGCCTAGTCCTTTGTGGTGGTAAAGGCAGGTTTTGCACTCATCGAAATTTCCTTTATTTGTGGGGGTACTCATGTTGTTTCCAAGAGTTCGGGGTTTTCATATATGTTTCCGACTACTTCAAGTTCAAACCTATTGTCTGCAACAAGTTCACCGTGGTGATAAGAGTAGTCCCCCTCATATTCTTCGTATTTTTCAAATATAGATTTAAAATCAGATATATGAAAAGCTCCACCATATTTTTCTATGATATATAAATCAAAACCTTTATTTGGATACGATGGAAGCTTTATAGTATCCTCTTCATAAAGCTCTACATCGTTTTTGTCTTTGAGTCCTGTAAACTCAACAACATTGATTATTAATCCTTTGCTAACAAGGTCAAAAAAGGCGCTAAGTGAATATCTAAACTGTTTCCCCGTTGGGTCTGTTATCTCTCCGTTTGTTCCATATACTCTGTGCCCGTTTTCATATCCTGCAAATTTAATCTCTCTCATGATAATCTCCAATTAAGAGGCATGAATGGAATTTCATCTGTATCTATGTCTATCTGTGGGATCGTGCCCTGTTGGTTTTGCGCTTGTTGGCTTAAATCATTTTCTCGATTTTGAGTTGTCGGTGCTGGCTGTTGTGTGTATTGCCCTTGTGGTGGGGCTTGGTGGGTAGGTGCATTTTGAGTTTGTGGTGCTTGTGCCTGTTGTCCGTCTTGTGGCTTACTGTCTAGCATTTGCAAGTTTTCCACCGTAACAGAGTGCTTGCTTCGCTTTTGTCCATCTTGTGCAGTCCATTGGTCTAACTTCAAACGTCCATCTACTAGAACTTTAGATCCCTTACGTAAATATTGATTAGCAATTTCAGCAGTTCTTCCAAAAAATGTTAAGTCCACAAACAAAACCTCTTCTTTCTGCTCCCCTGTTTGAGATTTAAACTTTCGTGTTGTTGCGATTGCTGTATTTCCTATAGCACTCCCACCTTGAGTATATCTAACCTCTACATCTCTGGTAAGGTTTCCTGCTAAAATTATTTTATTGTACATTTTAACTCCTTTAAAGTTCTATTTCGTTGTTGTTCAACGCATCTACGATTCTTATGGCGGCTTTTTTGCTCATATATGTTGTGCCTAATCGTTTAAATCTCGTATCAAACTTCACAATAAACTCTCCATCTTCTTGGTCACAATTAATGTAGTAGTTTCTTTGATTAACGGCGCTGTTCCAATTTTCTCTCCAATCAGCATCTATAACCCTACTATACGCTTCAAGTCTGTCACGCGTGGTTGTGTTTTTTGTGGCTATTTCTAATAGTTCCAATGTTGAATAGCATCTACCATCTTTTGTTCTTTGCTCTAGTGTGTAACTATACTCTTTAGTCCATCCGTCAACCAACTTCAACTCATCGCACTCTTTTAATTGCTTTTCGAGTTCAATTAAATCTTTGTCATAAAAATCTACCCTCTCTTTGTAAAAACTTAAAGCATGCTTGGAATTTTCTCTACAAGCTTTGTTTTCGGTAATTTTGTCTTGGATTTCTTGTTTCTTGTTCATTTGTAGCTCCTCACGAACTTTTGCCATTTTAAAGAGGAGGACTCAACCCGTGTCCGTGAGGAGGAGTGAGCAGCCAAGCCCTCTTTAAGATAGGCTCTTTTTGAACAGCTTTTCAACTGTTGCATGTTATATTATACTTGTTTTGGCTTTAAATAGCCCTATTTTATCAACCCTCTCAACCTCAGCCAAAGTTCGTACAACTCTATACTCTTAGCCGTACCAAGCACTTTTTTGGAGATTAATGTGGTTGTTCTATTGTTTTGTTTTGTCATGGTGTTATCCCCGCTATTTTTTCAGCTGCTTCTTTTGAAAACTCTATAACTTCACCTGTTTCTTCACACATAAAAGATTGATAGTCCTTAAATATGACTTTTGCTAATTCTAGTGACGCTTTTTTCATACTGTCCGTAGGTTCTGTATAGTCACCGTCTGGATCTCCATATTCCTCATCTAGTCTTTCAAGTATATTTTCAAGTATATCCCTAGAAAAAGTTTCAGCATCTTTGGCAACTTCTCGTGGATTGTATGTATATACTTTTATTGGAAAATCTGAATAATCCTCATCCTCCATTAGTGCTATCACTACATCTCCGGGGTCATTATCTAGTCTCTCTTGGTCTATTTGTCCGTAATACTCTTTCATTTTAATTTCTCCTGTTTTGTTCATCTTGTTATCCTTTACTTTTCCTCATATCAAATTTTGTAGCGTTTTTTGGCTTCATTAAAATATCTAAGTGCTTCGAGTGCTGCATCTTTTTGTCTTATGTGTTTTCGTGTACTATATATTAATCTCTCGTTATCTTCAGTATCCAGTACCCCGATTTGTGTGTATCCGTCTGGGTATCTTATGTGTATTTGATACCCTCTATTTCTGCAATACCCTATAAGGTTTTTAATTTTACTCATGATTTATCCTTTTCATCGCTGTTTCTAATAACTTTCTATTATTTATCATATATATCCAAAACCGTTTTCTTTGATCGTATGGCATATCATCGATATTAGCTTTTGAGTACGCTATTCCTGTTCGTCCGACTCTCCATACTTGAGCTTCAAATTCAATGTCAATAAGTTTATACGCTTCAAAGTTTGCGGACAAATGCTCTTTCATGTCCATAAAGCTTTCAAACTTCACATCACCATCATTCACACTTTTGTTTTTAGTCTCAAACAGCCCCGTCCACCCGTTTTGGATAGACTGCTCTAATATTTCCACATGAGTATCTTTATGCTTTTCTAGGAATTTAAGCTGTCTGCTTATAGTTGTCTGTACAAGTTTCTTTCTTATCTCTTTGCGAAATTGTACCCATTCAGCCCAGGCTTCTTTGTTTAGCCATTGTGGTAGGTCTTTCATTAGAATAATTCCCCTTGTGTATTTTCTAAACGTTTATTTGATAAGTCAATATAATCTTTTTTTAATTCACTTCCTATAAAGTTTCTTTGAAGTTTTTTTGCAGAAACAGCGGTTGTCCCACTTCCCATAAATGGATCCATCACTATATCACCCTTGTGTGTAAAACTTCTTATAAAAAAATCAACCAACCGCACAGGATAAACGGCAGGATGCCAAACATTATCACTATATTGGTTTAATATATTATTTATTTGTATTACGTTTGATGGTCTCGCATTTTTTATCTTTTTCATTGTGCTGCTTGCAGCTGCTCCACCCATCCCACTGCCATTTTTTGTGGATACACAATGTTTCCTCTTTGCTCTTTTTAAAGACGCAACTTTCATAGGGGTGGAGCAGCTGTTCGGGATAAATATTATTTCACTTGCGCGAGATTTTGAAAAGTGGTATATTGGTTCATATGCATTTTTGAATCTTCCTCTTAAGTCACCTGGGAAACCATTTTTTACCCAACATAATTCATCTATAAAATTAAAACCAACTTCTTTTTTTAATAAAATAACCAACTCCATCACATATAATGTTCTTTCCCCATTTTCTGCATGTGCCTTAATGTTAAGGAAAAATGATCCTTTCGGCTTCAATATCCTTTTTACTTCTTTAGCAATTTCTATAAACCACATATTATATTTATCCTGCGAAATTCCACCATACGTGCTTTTTCTTCTGTCTGCATAAGGAGGAGAAGTAATCATCATATCTATACAGTTATCGGGCAATTTACGCATCAATTCTAAACAATCAATATGGTGTATTTTATTGATTAATTCTTTTTTCATCCCACATCCTTTGCTTTCACTATTAAAACCTTTTTTCTTCCAGCTCTCGACTTTATCCGTGCTTGAAACTCTTTATCTCGCAAGTGCTTCAGGAGGCAGTCTTTGCTGCTCATCTTTTTTCTTTGTGGGTAGATCATTGAGGTTAGTTTGATTTCTTTGGGGACGTTCATGACTTCATCTCTAGTAATGCTTCTAAATGTATTTCACTATCGGTAATATCTCGCTGTATCTGTATCTGTCTTTCTTTTTGTACTTTTGTGCTGTCTGGTTGTCGATTTATTTCCTGTAGCTTTTTTAAACTTTCACTCATACTTTGTCCTTTATTTACTTTTGTTAGATTAAGTGTTTGGCTTGTAAAGAATTGCCCAGCCTAAAAAGACTAGGTTTACTTCCGTTGAGTATCGCGTAGGAAAGTTTATTCTTATACTG